AGCGGTACCTGTCGCCTTGTAACCAGTCTGACGTGCACCAGCAAGACGCACCTCACGACGGTTGATTGTGATACGACCCTCTACGCGCTGTACCTGGGTTTGCCACACACCATCTAGGAACAGTTCACCGTAGGAGCCGTTGATTGTACGGTCTGGATTAAGAGCCATGCTAGGACCCAACCTTCACAGTGACAAGGATAACGTCGATTGTGTCAACCACCGTCATCGAAATGTCAAGGTATAGGCGCTCCCCTTCTGACACACGGGTTTGCGAGAGCGCAACCGTGTAGTTGTTGCGGATGGCGCGTTGTCCGGCCATCACACGCAGAAAGTCGCGCACCACACCAACTATGGCATTCTGACCATCCGTGTCGTTGGGGACTTTCCCGATGTAGTTGGTTCTTGCAGCCAGCTCGATAGCCGCTGCAATGGCGTCACACGTGTTGACGATCGAAACCTTCTTGAAACCCTGAGGCAGTGGGTTACCATCAGCCGCGTAACCAGGCACGACCATACAAGTCACACCCTTCACGATGTGGTAGTTCAACCCTGCCTTACCCAGGACCGTGACGCCATTATTGATGAGAAGGTCGATCGTGCTGCCTTTGGACTTGGTCTCGAGCGAAATTACCTCCTGTATCGGGTAGTACGTCATACCCTGACCCAATGGAAGAGAAGACCTGATGCCAGCGACCTGTGCCGCAAACGCAGCACCGCGCGACATGATCAGGTTGCCCTGTGAGTCAGTTTGTTGGACGCCAGGATAGACGTATTGCACGGCTTCGTTGTTGATACCAGAAGCAGTGGCCTCAGCAGTCGTTGAAGACTCGTTCAGGTCGCTTCCAAGCACCATAGCCGACCGATAGCCATCCAATCGGACGTCCTTGAACCAGGTGAGCAGTGTAGCTTCAATACCAGAAAGGTTGGCATTCTTGATGTCTACTGTGAAGACATCCCACTCGTCAGCCTCAAGGGCAATAATGGAAAGCAGGTTGACGTAGTCCTGCATAACTGGCGCAGAACCATCGCTACCACTTGCCATCTGGAGTGAAGCCGTAGCCGGGATACTGTTGCCTTCCGAGACCAGTGTGGCAGTGACCCAGTAATTGGCAGAGTCCTGGTTGACTATGCTCACCAAGTCCTTCATGTGTCCTACCGCGCCGCGACTCGTACTGCTAGTCCATACCGCTTGCAGTGTCGCGCCAACCGTTAGTAGGATGTCTGTCTTGGTGACATCACCAGGATTTGGCCGTGTCTGGATCAGGAACGTGTTGCCATACACGCCTTGATTCTTGGCATCAAATCTGATAGCCTGCGCAGGCGTACCCGCTGTATCCGTCAGAGTGATGGTAGCTTTCGCATTACCAGCACCCATGATGCGGTACATACGGAGCTCTCGAGCACCACCAATGAAAGCCTGGCGTCCGGCATAGTAAGCATTCACTGGTGCAGTCTCGTTGGCAGTGAAGTAGTTGATCAGCTCGGCAAAGCTGTCAATCACCTGCACCTGATTGGCTGGCCCCCAGGATGCCCTGACGATCATAGCAACCCGACCACGGACGCCTACGGTGATCGCAGCAAGGGCGTCCGAGATGAAGTTGATGTATAGACCAGGGCGAGTAGGAGGCGCGGCTGGTGTCCAAGGGCCACCTGGCATTATGGTGTAACCTCAGTACCGAACGAATTGTCAGGAGTCCTCATCATGACGTCAATGGCTTGCTGTACTTCAGCCTGGAGATGCGTCGTGGATGGGTCCAGAGAACCAGACTCAAATACAGCAGAAACTACCCAGGATGGCTGCGCATACAACGCCTGAGCGTACAGAACATGGTCTGCATAGCCTAGAGGCTGTTGTACCTGTTGAACTTGTTGCTGAGTAGCGTCGGCAGCCTGTTCCGTCGGCGTAGGTGGAGTCCCAGCTCCACTGTCCTGCGGATTCTCAGGGGTTACGGGCGGTTGTTCTGTCATGCTTCCACCACAATTATGAATCTACCGTCATTGTTTACAGTGGTTGCTGCCTCAATGTACTCGATCGGAGGCAGTTGTACCCGATCATGCTCCTGTTCTACAGTGGTTTGCAGGTTGATATTGCCTGTAAAGACACCGTTGGTTATGTCGTCCTCTCTGCTGCTGGCCGCAAATCCAGTGACACGGAGATGTTGCCACCTGACCCTAACTGTATCATCTGGTTCCTGGGGTGCAGCTCCAGTGCCAAGTAGATTACTTATCACCGTCTGGGGGTAGAGATAGCCACTTCTAGACGGCAATTCCACAGATGCCTCGCGGTGACCATCAACATATACCCTGAAGTCTGTAAACAGAGGAGAACTGTAGGGCACACGAGGTATGCGCACACCTATGGCATTGTCAGGTGCTACAAGAGTGATCGCCTGTTCCTCACTAGCAGCACTTTCGTTGCCACATATGTCTATAGCGCTTACACGTACCTGATACGTGCGAGGAGCCAGAGCACCACCCACGGTGGGAGATACATTGACAGGCGGGTACTGCCAGCTAAAGCGCCATGCAGGGATCAAATTGACGAGTCGGAAGCGCTTACCTCCTTGTTTCATGGAACGTTCGAACAGATTTAGTTTATCCATGACGTCCGCACGGTTTGAGCCATAGTAATCGATCGTCCAATCGATTATTTGGCGAAACCTGCGAGAAGTAAGCTGCTCATCACGATGCGAAAGGTAGGTAACTCGCCAGCTAGGTCGCACCAGTATGTTAGGACGCTCTTCGAGCACTCTCTGCTTGCTACCTACTGGATAAATAGACCAGATGGCATGCTTCACAGAGTGAAATTGCTCTTCGATGTCTATTGTTACCGTTGACCTAGCCACGCCTGTTCGGGTTCCTTACCCTGCGTCTGCCAGTTTGTCCCTCAAAGGCCTCATTTATGCTGCCAGTAACGATACCTTCCACCTGAGCTTCCGTCTGGGCGATGCCTTCTTCGATGTAATGCACGCCTTCCCACTCGGCTTTGACGGGTTTAGCTCGTGGGTTGCCATATGGGATGATCCACATGCTGCCCCCATCATTGGCTAGACCAGCATACGGCAGGAAAGTACCAACTTCAGCAGTCCAAACAGAGCCTTTGACGCGTTTGATCTCGGTAATGGCACCCATGAGAATCTCAGTTTCCTCACCAGTGTCACGACCTTCTACAGGGTTACCGCCTGCAACGTCGTTTTCTCGTGCCCACTTCTCGTGTTTGTACTGAATAGGCACTTTGTCAACGTCGTCTACCTGACCGCGCATAGATTCTGGTGTGTATCTGCCCCATGCAGCCAGAAGTCTACCCTTTGAGAACTCAAATGGTTCGCCAGTGCTGCCTCTTGGCCGCCAACCTGGAGAACGCATGTGTCGCCGCAGAGCTTGTTTGGTATTGTCCGTCAATGCATCCGCAAGCTGAACAGCAGCATCAGCACCAACAACCAGCAAGCGACTACTAAGAGCCGCCATATCCTCAATCGCACCTTGGAAGTCATTGACTTTGTCCTTCGCAAGCGTTGTACCAGTCCTGCTTGGACGTCCTCTCTGGGTAAACGTCTGTCCGGAACTAGTGTACAAAGACAAAGAATTGGCAGGCATCAGCGGAATCTTCCTCCCTGCACGTTTACCTCAAAGTGGTGCATAGTGAACATGTCGTCCGCTTCGTCTATGCTAAGGATGTCGTAGCGTATGCCATCTTGCATTATCCAGTTGTTCTCATCAAAGTTGTCTGGGTAGGACAACCTGGGATCCTGGATGAAGATAATGGCACGCCTTATCCCTTGCTCGCCGCCCGTGACCGTAGACTCAATACTACGGCGATACAGAATGCTATCCACCCTACATGGCACAGCAGGATAAAGCAAAGCTTCGCCATCTCTTGAGTCTTCCACTTCCGGGTCAAAGCGCGTCATGCCCCAGATGTCACACGTTCTGTCTAACAGTGCAAGAATTGGCATCAGGCTGGATCCTTAATCCTGTACCAACGGTTGTAGCCGAGAACAATACCGCGCCGTAGCTCCAGATCTGTGAAATCATGCCAGGGGCGCACTTCTACGCCTACATACTGCGGAGTTAGCACAAACCACGGTCTTGGGGCAAGCTCTGGGAACACCTGTGTGGTCTTCATGTGGATCATCGAGCTTGTACCACAGGTGAAATAACCCAAGATCGCCAATGCCTCTGGACCAAAGGCATATGGGTCATTGTAGTCGGTACTGTTACTGGCTGCGCTGGAAGTGTTCAGGGTATAGCTGTAGGAGCCAATCTTCTCGCTCTGGACACCGCTTACCCTGCGTGCACGTATGCTGGCATCGCTTGTAATGTATAGCTGCTCCACGACCATTAGACCAGCTATCCTACTCATCACGTTCCAATTGGGTTTGTCTGTAGTGCAGAAACCGCCGTATTGCTGAGACCACCCGTACATCAAGGCTTCTGCACGCCAGATGTAGTTCCACAACTTGGCATCGCTCATAGACGCCAGCACTGGAAAGTCTGTGTTTGCCCTGATGTAGTCAGGTGTCAAGATACCCAACGGTCCTTCAGCCGGTATGCCTTGGAATGGCAACGACTTATCACTCTCTGCCGTTGGTGTAGCCTGATAGTAAGTAGCACGATACCAACTGGTCTGCTCACCATCGTGGTCATCGTACTCGTAGTTTACCGTGCTCATCAATAGAGGAATAGTGCCGATTGGTGGGTCGGAGAATGGGCCATCCTGGGCAGTGTCGCGGTAAATCCTAATCGTGTCGAAATCCAGGATAATCTCGTTGATGTTGGATACGCGAATGCCCAGGACGATCACAGCTACTCCCTACTTGGGGCGCATTGCGCCCTTGTTGCCCTTCATGGGACCCATTTTGACGCCTGGAACTCCAGCCTGCTTCGAACCACCCTGGCGAGCAGGCTTGCTGCCGACCGTCTTTGCCATTATGGGTTCGTTGGAACCTCCTCTTCAGCTGGTGTTTCGTCTGCCGCTTCCTGAGCAGCAGCATCGGCTGCCTCAGCCTCCTTCTTCTCAATGGCACCGATCATCTGGTCACGATCGGTATCCGCTGGGAAGTTGAGACCAACCTTCTTAGCACGCGCCCTCAGCTCCTGACGGCTGAGCATGTCTAGCGGCTGCTCGACAACACCAGAAGTGAGAGTTACCTTCGGCATCGTGGGGTCCTGCATCCCAGCCATAGCACGAATCTTACCAGACTCCTGCTGGATAGCTGCGATCTCTTCCTCGTCAGGTGTGTATTCCTTGTACATCACCTGGCCGTAGACCTTCTCCTGGTCTGCCTCGGAAAGCGGTGGATTGGTCTCGCTGAAACCCATCGCGCTGCCTTCGACGACCTCACCATCCTGACACACTGTCATGCCGATGGTGAGACCAGCCGTGCACTGGTAGTAATCCGCGACTGTTGGCTCTGCCATATTACCCTACCGTTGCAACGCCGACGTTGTCGGGCTTGGGGAGGATAGGAACGAACGGGTACTCTTCGAGCACAACCCGCGTGCTGGGATCCTTCTCCTTCCAGGTCTTGGTGTACTTGCCAGTGTTGTTCGCTGGTGCCTCGTCGTCTGCGGTTGGTCCTTCCATGATGCCGTATGCAGAGCGATCCTCAGCCAACAGGAGAATCTTGTTGTTGGGGATGAACAACTGTGTGCTAGGCGTGCCAGGCACAGTCCAGTCATCGGTATAGGTGTTGTCGTACATCACCCAGTCAACACCCGCCAGCCCTTGAATGATGCCAGTCTTGAGGAAAGCATCACGCATCTCGTTGCTGAGCAGGTTCTGGATCTTCTGGTTCGCAAACACCGTAGCGTACATGGTGGTGCTGTTGAGGAAAACGCGGCGCACCGTCATGTTGCTATCGGTCAGGATCTTCAACCGCCAAGCATTCATGTTTGCCAGGATGTTGGAGTTTGCGAGGTCCGTCCACAATGGGCTAGGCGTGAAGAAGTGATCCGACGGAATCTGGTAGTTGATGTTGACACGAGGAGCATCTGGGCGGTTGACGACCAGGGTGCCCGTAATGAACATCTGCCACGTTGCCCACTCGACGAAGCGCTCGATACCATCGTCAAGATCGGAGACTTCCTCGGCTACCTTGGCCTCTGCTGCGCTACGAGCGATGTCGCCAGGGGTGCGCAGCCAGTGGATGGCAGTAGGCGTGAAGACTTTCTTGTCTCGCATGTAGATGAACGAGCCAGCCACTTGCCCAACACCGCGCTGTGGGCGGATGTGAGCTTCCTGATTGGGCACGTTCGGCTTGGACATGAGCTGGTTACCCTGCACAATGTCATAAGCCCAGGTTGGGAACGGGTAGCCCGTCCTAGCTCCCATGATGGAGAGCCCAAGCATGTTCTGTGGGAACGGCTTGCGACGAACGAAGCCGTTGAGTACCGTTGGCTGGAGCAGGCTAATCTCTGGCATCGTTACACCCTACCCGTAGATGATAACGGCGTCAAGATTGGCGTGAATCTTGCAGCCAACGAACACGGTTGCGAGCTGACCGTCCGTGTAGAATTTGTTCAGCTCCGACTTCTTGAAGATACCCGTCAGGTACACGTCACACACCTGCTGGTCAGTAGCGTTGAGGTAGACGTAGTTGGCAGCTACGAGCTCAGCCGCTTCAGTAGCAGGCAGTACCGGACGCCACTGGCCTGTGCCGGAGTCTTTGATCAGCCCCATGCCTGGGCTGATATTGGGTGTGTTGGGAGCAACGCTGGCCGCACCCGAGATCTTGCACTGAAGCGCTGTGCTGCGCAAGATCTCGACAGGGTTTACAATCGGGATGTTGGTAACCGAGCCGTAAGCTCGGGTGTTGCCGGTGGGAACTGCTGGCATCGTCTACTTCCTCTTGGCCGCGAGGCGCTCTTCGAGATCAGGAACCAGATTCATGTAGCGCTCTGCTTCCTCGGTGGCCTTGCTGGGATCGACGAAGCGCTCGATGCTGGCGTGCCCAGGCTCCTGAGGAATGCCATCACCACCGACCTCACCAAGCTGCACGTAGGGTTCGAGATCCTTGGTCATCTCGTCGAACAGCTCGTGGTTGGTGTTGTACAGCTTGAGGTACTGCTCGCGCTTGGCAGGAGGCACCTTGCCGCCGTCTACGAGCTTGTCAACCGCTGTACTGGCCTTGGTATCGTCCAGTTCCTTGCGGATGGCAGCGATGGCCGTGGTGTTCTCTGTGTTCTGTGTCTTCAAGGCGTTGTACCCTGCCAGCACCACCTCGGCAATGTCGGCATCTGCATCGAACTTGAAGCCAGCAGCCGCGAACTTGGTGCGTGTACTCTCGAGCGAAGCTGCGCTACCGAAAGCACTCTCGATCGCATCGGTAGCTGCTTCGTCATCGCTCAAGGTCAGCCCGAAGTTTTTGTTGAGATGTGCGATGAGATCCGCGTACTTCATGTCCTCATCTTCCTCGTCGTCCTCTTCCTCATCTTCGTCCTCTTCAACGTCTTCATCAGACGCCTCAGGGGAATACCCTGTGAAGAAGGAACGATCATCGTCCTCTTCTTCGTCTTGCTGCGTGCCGTCGTCAAATTCCCAAAGCATATCGCCAAACAACCCGATTTGAATGCGGTTGTCGGCTTTGCCTTCACCAAACTTGACAGCAGGCATCTGCTTGAAAAACGGACGGTTTGTCAGGCCGCCGCCAAACAGAACGTTTTTGACTGATTTGCCGTCTGCTCCAGTAAACGTACCAATCTCAGCACTGAAGTAGCGGTATATGTCCCGCTCCAGCAGGCTACGACCAAGGTCCGTCCACTCAACATCAGCAAACAGCCCAACGTGGTTCTGTCCGCCTATTTCGCTGGTTCCGTGGTGTACGTTCCTGAACCAACCTAGCGCCTTGCCTCTGTCATGGCCTTCGTCGACCATGATGTCGGTGCCAAGGATCTTCGCGTCGAAGTGTCGCTTGGCAGCACGTAGCACTGGCGCTGTGAAATCCAGGTCACCATACCACGGATGCTTGAATTTGCCTTCCGGCAAAACAGGAACGCGACTACTATACCGACCGTTTTCCTCCTTCAATACAATGGTTGGTAGTGCGAAGAACTCTGTCAGATGTGCGTCAGCAGTATGCTCACCCACACCAGCAGAACGGGCATGTGCTAGAAGATGTGATCGAGCTCTTGCCTTTGCGGCTGACGACACTCCTGTCACCTGATTCACCCTGGCTAGTGCGTTGCGTAGATGGTTTAGATCTAGCTTGCCACCAGCATTGTGATGAGGCAGCTTACGGACTTTCTTGCCGTTCACTGTCTCGACGATTGCATATGCGGAATCCGGCAGGCTGGCGCGACTCTTGATAACTGCGAGATCATCGTGTTTGCCTATTGACTCTGGGTGCGCTTGTTTCACTGCGCCAATACATGCACGAATCGCGTCTACGTCACTACCTCCACGTTTGAGGGTGCTGTTTGCTGCGGCAACACATACGCGCTTCGCAGCCGCAGACCAGTTCTTCGCTGGTCTAGGTGGGTTCTTGACGCTCCAAGGCATATTACTTCACCTGTGCTGGTCGCGTTGGTTGTCGCCTCGTTGCAGCAGGAGCCGCTGCTGGTTGCGCTGGTCTTGCTCCAGGAGGAGCAATGACTGGTGCTGGAGTCGGTTTAGCTGCTACTTTCGCTGCGGTTGCAGCCTGCTTCTGGGCGACCTTTACCTGGGATACGCCTGACTGTGCCTGCTGTCGTTCGTT